CAATAAGGATCACCTATCAATGATATTGGTTTTCTTAATACAAGACCTGTAGCTGCTCTTATTAATCTTTGTGTAAAAGGACTAAATACTGATCTATTCACCCTTGCAAGATAAGCATCATAATCTTCTCTTGGTTCTAAAGGTAAAAAAGCTTCACTATTTTCTCTTAAATATTCAGTACCTTCAGTAACAGCTTTCATTATTTCCCATCCCTTCATCATATCTAAAACTGCTCTAGTTCTAGTAAAAGGACTATCTATACCACCTACAGAAGTAGATGAAACAATATTTGTTCTAATACTTCCAGGGATTGCATAAGTCATTTCAACACCTCCATCGTTTTAATGCTAATGCTTTTCTAGTTGGTCTGCCTTTTTTGTCTTTTAATGGACCAGGCATACCTTCCATTCGAGCACAGAAACTTTTTCTTCTTTTCTTTTCTGATTCAGTAAGTCCTGATTTTTTAGTCACAGGTGCTTTTAAATTACTACCAGTAGCACGATTATATTTTGCTCTACCTTTTGCAGTTAATCCACCTTTTTTTGATTTTTCTCCTCTACCAATAGATAAACTAACTGATTTACGTTTTTTCATTTTCCCACCTTTGCCTGTGCCTTTTTATGAGCTTGGGTAAAAGTATCTCCTGCTCTCATTCGCCTTTTCATAAACTCCATATGCTTATCGCTATGGTGTTCAGAATGTTTATCTAAAAGATTTTTTTGGCGAGTGGTAAGTTTCACTTCTTTTTTCTTTTTTTCTTAGAACGTAACTTTTTGAGATCAGCAGCAGTAATCTTATCCCTTGGAGGGGCAACAGCAGCAAGCTTACGCTGTTTTGCTGAATAAGATGATTTAGGCATTAGATATCAAATGCAGTTACAGGACCACTCATTTGGAAACTTAATGAAATAGTTTCAATTTCACCAGTTGTTGCAGTTACAGATGCACCTGTAACAATTCCATTAAATTCAAGTTTTTTATTTCCACTTGTATCTAAAAATAAATGGAATTTAGCATCAGCAGGGTCTTCTGTTGTAACAATATCAGAAATAATACTTGCAGTAGCATCACCAGATGTTGCAGTGTAAAGAACATCAACTGATCCAGAACCAGAAACTAAACTACCTACATACTTTCTAGCAGTATCACCTTGAGAAGTACATTCTAAAGTATCTTTTGTAAGATCCATTGACCAAGCAGTAGTAGATGCTATAGCAGCAGGTGTACTACCAGAAGCAGAAAAGGCTACTGAACCTTCTTCACCACGAAAAAATGCCATTATTCTAAGAAAAAAGAGTATTTACAATTAGTTTAACTTGTTGTTGACTTTTTTACAGTACCTTTTTGATTATTTTCTAAATATTGTTTACATCTGATATCCCAAAGGGCAGGATTACGCTTTCCTTTGACTGCTTCAATAGCATCAAGCATTTCTGTAGATAGTTCAGTCATTTTTTCTTTGTTTTGGTAGATTTTTTGGAGGACTTTTTCTTTTTGCCCTTCCTAACACTAGCAATATACCCTAAACACCTACTCATTGCTGCTGATTTTGCCATTTCTAACTCCTTTTTTTAGTTTTTTTACGTCTATGTTGATATGTTATCTTCTTGCTACTAGTTTTTTCACGTTTAAATCTTGCTTTTTCGGCTGCTGTCATTTCTCCTACAGTTTTAGGTGTCTTACTTGAGACACGTTTACTAGGTCTACAGGCAGGATAACCCCGTTTTTCTCCTTTTGAACGGCCACAAGGTTTACCAGTTTTTACATCTACCCAATTTTCTTTAAACCAACGGGTCAGACCACCTTTGGCTCTAGGATTTGGGCTACTTTTTGCCACGTTTCTTCTCCACTCGGTAAGTACCACCACGTTTTTTGTACTCTCGTACAAGCCACGCATTAGCATAAGCACTTGGATAAACCTTGAACTTACGCTTGGCTTCGGCTTTTACTCTAGCGTAAAGAGCTTTATTTACAGGAACATTCACTACGTTTTT